TTAGCCTCAAGGGCTTTTACCAACCCGGCCAATGCCAAGGACTGGGCGTTAGCCGCGGTGTTCGTGGACTGGACAGCCGCGTTGCCGTCGTCGTCTTCATCCGCCACAACACCAATCGCAGCGGCCAGTGAATAGCGCTTGGCGTATGTCATCGCGGAGCCGTAACCGTGCGCGTCGTGCTTGCCAACGGGAATCGAGAATTCCGCACGCATCCACTGGCCACCGTGAGCAAGGCGGGTGACAAGGTGTAACCGCCCATCGTCGGAGTGAACAGGCCACTGAGTGACGGCGATTTTGTGCTTCGCCAGTGCCTGTCGGCAGGCCGTCCAGACGGAAGCCAAGTCGGCGTACTTGGAACGAAACGCCGGGTTAACCTTGTCCTTCATGGCCGGTTCAATGTCGCCCTGCGCGGCAGCTAAAGCCGCGTCCAGCTTGTCCGTCTCTGTGCTTGTCTCAAACATCGTCGTCCTCGCTCAAAATCAGTTCCCAATCCTCATCACTGAGAATCAGCATGTCGTCGGATTCCTCAGAGGGCTCAACGAACCACAAGTCATCCCAGAATTCCGGCTCGTCGCCGCGCGGCAAATGCGGGTCAACCATGGCGGTATGCTCGGTAGTTGAATTCGCGCTCAAATTCCTCGCGCTCGTCGTCCTCGAGGTCGTCCCAAGAGCAGCCGGGGAACATTTCGTCCATCAGGTTGCGGCTGATGCGCGCCATCGAATCGCGCTCGATGCGCTCGTCAGTCAGGCCGCGCGGGTACAGTTCGGATTCATCCATGTCACCACCTCACACAAATCAAAATCACCACAAACGCCACGCACAGCAGTTCCAAAACCCACCCAACCCAATCGGCCTTGATGATTGGGCGGGGCTTGTAGTCGTGGCGAATCATCGGGGCACCGCCATGAAGTCGCGGTGACGGGCCTGATTCTCGGCGTTCACGTCGTAGTTGATTTCGGGGTGTTCGTCGTGCCATTCATCCAGCGCCGTCTCCCATTCCTGCTCGGCCTGCGTTTCCAGTTCGTGCATGAGCAAAGCGCAGGCGGAAGCGGCGAACGCGCGGCCAGAAGCCGCGAACCAGGCGGGCTCGTCAAAGCGGCTTTCAATCAAATCGGCCAGCTTGTGCGTGAACACAGCGGCAAACTGGGATTCAGAGGACGCCGCAACGCATGCATCAAAGCCGTCGCCCCTGAGAATCTGGGCGCAGATTTCCATCTGCACCATCGGGGCGAGGGTGTGCCATTCCTGGCCTTCGCAGTGCTCGCGGATTAAGTCGCGGTAGCTCATTTGTGCCTCCCATGCCGCTGTTTGTGCGGCTGTGGGAGGAAGTAAAGCATACGCTTTGCGGGCAGTCAAGCGAACGCTTGAGCAGAAGGGCAAATTTTTTTAGGTTTCGGCTTTGCGGGTTTCGCGCTTCGTAGCGTCCGCGAGTTTCTGCTCGAGGTTGGTGTAGCGGGGGTGGGCCGGCATGGCCAGGGACTCAACGATGCCCAGCACGTGGGCCTGCACGGGCGGGGCAAGCAAGTGGAATGCGTCAACCAAGCGCTGCGTTTTCTTTGGGAGCGTCGCTGGCTCGTCGTGCTCTGAGCCCGTCATTAGCCATTGAACGGACACCCTAAGCCTGTGACTTAAAAGCGGAAAGTGTTTGCGTGAAACGCGCCCAGTTTGCAGCCAGCCCGTTACCGCTTGAAGTGACACGCCGCAAAGCTCGGCCAGCTCTGTATTGCTCACGCGCTCGCGCTGCATGGCGAATTTGAGGCGTTCAGCGATGTCGGCTTTTTCGAGCATGAAGTCATTTTAGCGGGAACATTTCCCACTAAAGCAAACACTTGACCGCAAAGGCAGCATATGCTTTAGTTCGCACATGAACGCACTAAAGTATGCAGTTGACCTCGCAGGCGGGCAGGCGTCGCTTGCCAGAGCGCTATCCGTATCCGACCAGGCCCTTAGCCAATGGGTGCACGGAAAGCGGCCAATCCCAATTCGGCGCGCAATTGATATTGAGCGGCTCACCGCAGGAAAGGTGACCCGTGCTGAATTGAGGCCGGACATCTTCAAGTGAACGAACCTCCCCGTTCTCACCCCGAGAACCCTGCCGACGACGACTTCGTCGGCTTTTTTATTGCCCTTGCCTACGCGATTCCGTGTGGGCTGCTTCTTTGGGCCGCAGGAATAGCGGCCTTCATTTGGTTTGTGGAATAGGAAATGGAGTACCTCATGCGCCCACAACATGCCAACGCGGCGAAGCTCGATGCAGAGCTGCGCGTCGCGATTGATGACGAACTGAAAAGCGAACTGGCGGCGCTGGCCGTCATGTCCGGCAGGCCGCTTGCTGAATATGTGCGAGACGTTCTGAGCATTCATGTCAGGGGCAGTCTCACATACATGCGAAGCCGAATGGCAGGGCCGGAACAACGGAGGGAATGAAGGATGGGGGGCGAAATGAATGGTTATAAGGAATTTTTAGATCGCAAGCGCATCAGCGCACCGGCCTGCGGGCTGGCCAGCGTGCCGCCGATGAATGCTGCGCTGTTCGAGTTCCAGCGTGACATCGTAGCGTGGGCGCTTCGGCGTGGCAGGGCTGCCATTTTCGCGGACTGCGGACTGGGCAAAACCCTGATGCAGCTCGAATGGGCGCGGCACATTCCTGGCCGCGTGCTGATTCTGGCGCCGCTGGCCGTCGCCGCGCAAACCGTGAGAGAGGGCCAAAAATTCGGCATTAGCGTTACGCATTGCCGCGATCAATCACATGTGCGTGACGGTATCAACATCACGAACTACGAGATGTTGCAGCATTTCGACCCGTCCGAGTTCACCGGCATCGTGCTGGATGAATCCTCGATTCTGAAAAGCTACGACGGGAAAACGACGATGGTCCGCAAGGGCCGTTCTCGGGTTGCCGAGTACGCACTGTAAGCGACGCTTCGGCAATGAACTATTACGAACACCACCTCGGCGATTATCTGCGCGATACGGCGCACCTCAGCATGCTTGAGGACTGCGCCTACCGCCGACTGCTGGACGCCTACTACGCGCGAGAACGCGCTCTGCCGGCCGACGTGCGCGAATGCTGCAAGTTGGCCCGCGCCTCGACAAAGCAGGAGCGGGACGCCGTGGCTTATGTGCTGCGCGAGTTTTTCGTGTTGCAGGACGACGCCTACCACCAGGCGCGCGCCGACAAGGAAATCGCACGATTTCAGGACAAGCAGCGCAAGGCAAAGGCATCTGCGGATGCACGGTGGTCGCAATACGAACGCAATGCGGGCGCTATGCGAACGCATAGCGAAGGAAATGCACCGCGCGCCCGTCCCCAGTCACCAGACACCAATACACCTTCACTACGTTCAGGTGTAGCGCGTGGGACGCGCCTGCCAACTGACTGGGTGCCGGAGGTTGAGCAGGGGCAATGGACGGCGTTGCAAGCCCGGGAACTGCCGAAGTTCAGGGACTACTGGACGGCGCAGCCCGGGCAAAAGGGCGTCAAGGCGGACTGGCAGGCGACGTGGCGAAACTGGATTAGGAAGGCAGGGGAATATGCAGAAAGCGGGCGACATAGCGGGGCGAGCTCTGCAAAACCACTCTCAGCGGTCGAGCGAGTCCGCCAAGCCTGCGGGCTCGACGATGATGGATTTCCTCTGGGGCCGGATGACGGAAATTTACGGCCACAAGTGGACGAGCAGCTACGGGACGAAGCCGACGGACGTGTGGTCGAAGCGCCTTTCCGCGTTGTCGCGGGATGAGCTCAAGCGCGGCGTCATGGCGTGCGTTGAAGGCGGTGAGCCGTGGCCGCCGTCACTGCCGGAATTTATCGCCATGTGCCGCCCACCGAAGCGGGAAAACGCCAAGGCGTACTCCACGGCGCCTATGCTGCCGACGCCTGTGTCGTCGCGGGAAACGGCTGTGAGTTGGCTCACGAAGGCACGGGCGGCGATTCGGTGAGCTGGGCGAGAACCCCGGAAGGGCACGCAATGGGGCCGTACCGAATCACCCGAAAAGGGCCTCGGTGGTGGGCCAGATTCCAGCCGCAAACGCCGAACGCACACACCCGGCACCCGGTGTACTTGGGCATGCACACGAGCGTGCAGGCGGCGAAATCGGCCTGCGAGAAGCACCGTGATTCCCAGCTCGCGGAAGCCTGAATGCAGGGACTGCGAGCGCGCGGGCTCGAGCTACGACATGGGCTGTCGTGGCTGTGTTGGCCGATGGTTGAGATTCCTCCGGGGTTTGAATGTCGGGGAGAAAACATTTCAGGCGTGGTGCAAGGCGGCGGCGAAGAAATGCGGGCGGGAAGCGGTGACGGGATTTTTGAGGGAAATGCAGGTGCGTGGATATGACTGACGACATCCCCCAGGGGTTGCCCAACGAAGAATCCGTGTCCCGCGCTTTGCACTACCTCGCGAGAACGGATGAGCCGTATGCCAGGGCCGTGGCCCAGAAGGAAGCCTCAGAGGCTCGGTGGAAGATTTCCCGCGAGCTGGCGTTTCTGGCAAGCGAGGGAACTGTTGCGGAACGACAGGCGTCTGCGGCCACCAGCGCAAGCGCAGTTCAAGCAATGGAACGCTACGAGGAAGCGGTGGTGCAGTTGGAACTGCTGAAGGCGAAACGGAAGCGGGCTGAGCTGGTGATTGACGTTTGGCGCAGTCTTGAGGCGAGCCGCAGGAGGGCGTGAAGGTGCCGTTTTTTTACCTCGCATACAACAAAAAAGAGCGGGAGGCGCTCAAAAAAAAGGCAATGGCAAGCGCGAAGCAATGCACAAAATGCCTTAAGAAGAAACCAATAGACGCGTTTTTTAGGCGAAAGAGAAGCGCGGACGGCCATTTTAGTTGCTGCAAGGAATGCCACCGCAAGTTCCCCTCGGAACTGGAAAACGCAAAAGTGAATCTCGAAAAACGATACAGGGGGTTTGAAACTTGAGCCTGCTCATTACCCCGGCGGATTCCGCGTTTTCCAAGTGCGTCCGGGAGCGGGCCGAATGGTACTGCGAGCGATGTGGAACGCATTACGAGCACAAGCCGCAGGGGCTTCACTGTTCCCACTACATGGGCCGGGGGAACTGGGCGACAAGGTTCCATCCGAGGAACGCGCTGGCACTGTGCTACGGCTGCCACCAGTACGTCAGCAGTCGGCCAAACGAACACAGCGACTTGATATGGGGAATACAGGGCGTCGTGGCAGTGGATGCGTTACGCGCTTTGGCGAACAAGCCAGCAACGGGTTTGCGGAAAAAAGTTTCGTTGATAGCGAAACATTATCGGGATGAGTTAAAGCGCATGCAGGGCTTGAGGCAGGGCGGAATAGTTGGGCGGCTGGAATTTTTGTTGGCCCCGCAGTGCCCGGACATTGACACGCCGACGTGGCGAATGGCTATGGGAGACGACGCATGACGCTTTACACCGGCTCGGGCTCACTGCCGCGTCCGGATGTCTGGACTGTGGAGCACTTCGCATGACATGGCACGCAATCCAAGGCGGTTACAACCAGCACCCGTATCAGGTGCGCTGGGTGTCCGGAGGGAAATGGCTTGCGCGGTTCAACCATGGCCGGGGCATGCCGGAGCACCTGGGTACATTTGCCACCGCGAACGAGGCCAAGGCGGCGTGCGAGGGGCATCGCATGGGCAAGGCGGAAGAGTGGCAGGAATGCGGGTGGGGTGACAAATGAAGCCCGGCGACAAAATGTACAAACCAGACGAGCGCATCAGCATCCTCGCCAACTGGCCGCAAAACATGTCCGCCTACAAGTACGCCGAAGTCTGCGGCGTCCACCACACCACGTTGAGCCGCTGGGCCAATGGCTCGCAGAAGACGCAGCGCGAGCGGTGGAATGAGCGAATGGCCAATCGGATGGCCGAGTACAGGAGCCTGCGGGCCGAAGGGCTGACGCGGCACAAAGCCTGTCTGGCGATGGGCCTGAATCACATCACGGCCAGGCGCTGGGACGGCGAATGAGCTACGAGCTGGGACGAGAGCGGGCCGAGAACTGGCAACGGTGGGCGCTGAACGACGACGCCAAACTGGGCTACCCCAAAGTCTGCGCCTGGGCGAAGCAGTACCAGCCTGAAGCCGGGGACATCTGGGACGGCGAGCGACTGGTGCTGATTGACGAACGGCAGGCACTGGAGACGGACGAGCGCATCAGGGCATTACCGATTGAGCTTAACCGGGTTGTGCGTGGCCGCTACCTGCACCGGCTCACCGTTGAGCGCATGGCGAAAGCCGAAGCCGTCACGCGGGCGACAATCGAGGGCAGGCTCGAGCAGGCGTTGATTAGGCTTGGCGGGTAGGTGAAGTAGCAAATCGTTGTCCGCGCCCCTTGCCTGAACTAGCCTAACCGCGGGCGAAGTTGCGCCCAAAATCAGCCCGCCGAGTGCGGGTTTTTTCGTTTCTGGACGGGCTACCCCGCAATGAAACTGCAAGAAAGAGAAAACGCCAATTTCCGCGACTTTGCCGACCTTGAGCAGACCGCTGCACTGAGTCACAGCCTGACCAGCAAGCACGAATCTGATCGAGGCGGACGAAAGAGCAAGCGGCGTTTGATCAACCTTCAGACCGTCGCCGAAGTTCTACAAGCTGAAGGGCTGGACCCGACCCGCGAGATTATCGGGGTGCTGCCCTTTCTTGAGCCGGAACTGAAGGCGCGCGTTTTGCTTGAGTTGCTGCAATACACTCAGCCCAAGTTGAAAGCCGTGGAAATGAACATCACGGCGGATGTGACGCAGTACGTTGCCGAGATTCCCGCCGTCGTCAGTAACGCGGAATGGCAGCGCCTGCACGCCGTCAATTAGTCGTCTGGTCGCCGCAACCTAGACAAGCGGCGTTCATAAGCTGCCCCATATTTGAGGTCTTTTTCGGCGGGGCACGTGGCGGCGGGAAATCGGACGCGCTCTTAGGCGAATGGCTGGCCCACGCGGCGAGATACGGCAAAAACGCTATTGGTCTGGTCGTCCGGCGTGAGCGGACGCAGTTGCTGGAGCTGATCGAGCGCAGCAAGGCCATTTACTCCCGGTTAGGGGCTAAATGGCACGAGCAGGACAAGGTCTGGCGATTCCCTGACGGGGCGCGTTTGCGTTTTGCGTACTTGGAAAACGACCGAGACGCGGACAATTACCAAGGCCACAACTACACCCGCGTTTACGTCGAGGAAGCGGGGACGTTTCCAAGCCCTGCGCCTATTTTCAAGCTGATGGCGACGCTGCGGAGCGGCGCAGGCGTGCCGTGCGGGATGCGGTTGACGGGGAATCCCGGCGGCCCAGGTCACCATTGGCTGAAAGCGCGGTTCATCGACCCGGCCCCGCAGGGCTGGAAAGTGCTGTCGGAGGATTACGGCGGCATTAGGCGGGAGCGAATCTATATCCCGTCCCGAGTCGCAGATAACGCGTTTCTTGGCGACGAATACGTTGCCAATTTGCAAATGTCCGGCAGTCCTGAGCTGGTGAGGGCGTGGCTTGAGGGCGACTGGTCTGTAATTGCGGGCGCGTTCTTTCCTGAATTCAGCCTTGAGCGGCATGTGGTCAAGCCGTTTGAGATACCGGCTCACTGGCTGCGATTCAGGGCAATGGACTGGGGTTCTGCGGCGCCGTTTTCCGTGGGTTGGTATGCCGTTTCGGACGGGCAGGAAATTGACGGGCGTTATTACCCGGCAAATGCGCTGATCAAATACCGCGAATGGTACGGCTCAAGTGAGCCAAACGTCGGCTTGAAGATGACCGCCGAAGAGGTAGCCGACGGCATTCTGGCCCGCGAAAAAGAGCCCGTTCGTTATTCGGTTGGTGACCCCGCCATGTGGCAAGTCGACGGCGGGCCAAGCATCGCGGAACGCATGCACAAGCGAAAAGTTACGCTGCTGAAGGCGGACAACAGCCGTCAAAACGGGTGGGACCAAGTGCGGCAGCGGCTTAAAGCCGGGATGCTGGTGTTTCTCAACACTTGCACGGACACCATTCGCACGCTGCCGGCTTTGCAGCACGATCCGAGAAAACCCGAAGACGTGGACACTGACGGCGAAGACCACGCGCCAGACGAAACGCGCTATGCGTGCATGTCGCGCCCGTGGACAGTGCCGAAACCGGACGGTAAGCCACCCCGCTGGCCGCAACAGCAGACGATTAACGAATTGATCCGCCGACAAACACGCAAGCGGATGGAGGAAGCCTGATGGGCGACGTAGCGATTTCTGGCCGACTGGCTGGCACTACCCTGAATAACGGCATCGAGACGCTACAGCGGGCTGTGGTTGGCTCTGACGGCAGCCAGTGGACGATTGAGCAGGGCGTCATCGCTGGGGAACGCCAGCAGCAATCGACAACTGGGGCCGACCATCTGGCCGTGGCGTCTGAGTGGGCGACCAAGTTGATGGCCTGGAATGGATCGCTCGCGGCTCGCACGATTTACGACGGCCCCTGCCTTGTCGCTGGGTTCGAAGTGTTCGCGGCGATGAGCGCGCATGCGTCGGATTTTGAGGACAACGGTGTAAGCCGCTATCCGATTCCTGCCTCACGCGGTGTCGGCACATACACATTCCCCGGCCCAATCATCTTTGAGTTCAATGCAATCTGGGACCCCGGCTCCCTGACAGGTGGTCAGATTCTGGTTTTTTATCGTCCGCTCGCCCCTAACGTCAAATGGGCCTACTGATGAAGCGCGCCGTCCCGTTTGACTGGTGTGGGTTTCGCGGCCAAAGCGCTGATAGCCAGAACGTCTATGGGCTGTCCATTACGCAAGCGGCGGCGGTGCGTGCGCCGTGGTCAAACCTGGACGACCAGACGGTAATTTTTCAGCAGGCTGGAACGCTGGTCGAGCGAGTTTGGGCGCTTGGGGAAGCGGGGTGGATCTGGTGCTTGGTTGAAACAACCGCCACCAGTGTCTACACGCTGTATCTTTCAAAGGATTACGGCGCGACGTGGGAGCTTGCGTATCAGTTCGACACAGCAGATAAATATCTGCTGGTGGACGGGCTGACAATTGGCTATCCAAACGGCGTCCGGACGTTCGCATTAGCCGAATATTACACGGGTGCATCCGCTCCCTTATTCGTCGCAACGTCCACAAACGGCACGACTTGGACAACCGCTGCGACAATCACGGGCGGCACTTCAAGCAACATTCGGCATTTCCATTGCGTGACGTGGAATCAATACAACAACCAATGGATACTCGGCGCGGGTGATACCGACGCCCAGTCCATGATCTTGTCGACTGCTGACCTGTCTTTGATCACAAACAGCACGCCCGCAACGTTGGCTACAATCCCCGGCCTAAAAGTGGCAACGGGACAACAGCGGTTCCGGCCAATCTCGGTTTTGATTACGCCGACGCATCTGTTTACGTGCGCTGATGTGATTACAGGAGACGAAAAGGGAATCTGGCGCATGCCCCACGATTTGTCGTGGAGCGAGCGCGTCGATTACGCGGATGGGCGCTACGAGACAGGCTCTAGTCGCTCGGATGGCTGGTCTGGCCTTATTCATGACGGCCAAATTTTTTTTACAAATTTCCTGCAAAACGCGCAGTCGGGGCGACAACACCTAGAAATTTACAGCGCCAGCGTTGGCGATGATGGCCCCGGCGCGTGGCGAGAGATTGCCCGATATTACTGTCGAGCGGGCACTTCTGCGGCTAATACCGGGTTCTTCGCGCATGGCGGACGGTTTGGGCTGTCATCTAACGGCGGATGCGGAAAAATGCAGGGCGATACCGCATTTTTCACGCTGGGCACGGAATTTTGCGATGACCAAACAGGCGTGCTTGCGCCTGGCACAAACACAGTCCAATACATCCCGGACACGATTCACCCGGTTTTTTGGGTTGGAGGCGGCTCAAACAGCAATACAGGATTCAGCCCGCGTGCCGCTTACGGCACGCTGCAATACGCATTGACTGGCAGCGCTGGCTCCGGGAACAGAACTATCTCTTCAATCACCGAAGCCGCAGGCATAGCGACGGTGACGACCGCGACGGCGCACGGTTACGCAGTGGCCGACCGCGTGACGCTGGCCGGTAACACGCCTGCGGCCTACAACAATACCTATCATGTAGCCAGCACACCATCGGGCACGCAATTCACGATTCGCGTGCCCTCTGGCACTGGCAATGGGACTGTGCTCGGAACCGTCAATAGTTCCTTTTCGGCTGTTCCGTTTGGCGCGTGCGTATGGCTTAATCCCGGCGCGCATGTCATTTCAGATTCGATTGTCGCAAGGCTCAACCAGTACGCGACAACGCCAAGCGGGGCGCTATCCCAGTTTGGATTTGAAGGAGAATCTGTGCACTTCGTCCAGATTCGTGCGGCTGAAAAATCTCAGGTTCAGATTTCTAATACGTCTGCAAGCCAGAATTATCTAATCCAGCTCAACACGACAACCGATTGGCTGGTAATGGACAGCGTGTCCATCTCGTACGACCGCAACGTTACGTCGGCTCGTGTCCTTGAGCCTGCCGCCGTCGCTGCGAGGGTGTGGAGCAGGGATTGCGTGCTGGGAGATGCAGCGTTGTCGAGCGGGTTTTTCCGAAATGGCGCGTCCAACAACGCCACGCACCGAAGCTGGCGCTGCCTGTATCGGGGCGATGGAACTGCGCTGACGACTGGTGCGGTCGATGTGTCTGGAAACTCAACATACATCGCGGAATCGTGCTATTTCGCAAACACGCATTCTCCAGTGTTTCTGCGGACAGTGGGCGCGGGAATCATTGCGATGGGTTGCACGTTCTATGGCTGGTTGAACAGAGCCGTGCAGGCGAGTGCAGTCAACGGAAGCTCGTTCAAACTGATTGGCAACGTTTTCGCAAACATATCGGGCACGAACGCTGCGGTGGATAGCAGTAGCGGCACTTTCTCGACGCAATTCTCGGTTGAATACAACCTGATGCAGCGCACTGGTTTGCAGACGCGGGACAGAAGCTCAACGAATATCGACATGCAGGTGCTTGGCACCGCGCTCTCGGACTATTTTGAAGGAGACAGTCCTGCAAATCCGCCCAAAGCGGGATCTGCGCTTGTTGACGCAGCGGGCGCATTTATAGGCTCAATTGATTTTAATTCGACGCCGCGCAACAACCCGTCCTCAATCGGTTGCATCGAGCGTCCGGCAATTGATCGTCGTTCCGGGGCCAATCGGCGCCTTGGCTAGTTGAAAATGGAAAACACCCTCGAACGCCCCGCTGACTTAGGCGAGGGCTCAGAGGCGCTCGCCCGTCGCTGGAAACTTGAACTCAAGCTGTCCGGTAAACGCGAGGCGAATTGGCGCAGAAAAGCCGCCGACGTTCTGAAGCAGTACACGCCGGAGAACCCCGCCGCCAACAGCTTTAACGTTTTGTGGACGAACACCGAAACCCTCAGGCAAGCTTGCTACAACAGCCTGCCGCAGCCGCTTGTCCGTCGCCGGTATCACGACGACGACCCCGTAGGCAAAGGCGTTTCACAAGCCCTCCAGCGCTCGCTTGAATACTGCCAGGACGCCTACGACTTCCACGCGGCCATGCAGGGCGACGTGCTGTCCATGCTCTTACCGGGCCGCGCCCTGTCCCGTGTCCGTTACGTCCCCAGCCTCACGCAGGTTGGCACGCCTGTCCCCAATGAGCAGGCCGAAGAGCCCACGCACGAAGCCCAAGAGGGCGCTTACGAGGAACTGGCGTGGGAACAGGTGGTTGTCGAGCGCGTCCAGTGGGACAAGTTTCGTATCGGCCCCGGCAAGTCGTGGGACGACGTGACGTGGATTGCCTTCTGCCATGACTTGAGCCGCGAGGACTTGGTAGACAAGTTTGGCGAGGACATTGGCAACGCCATTCCGCTGGACGAGGTGGCCGACGAGGACGTGAAGCGCGACTCCGAGATTGAGCCGCTGTTTCGTACCGGCGAAGTCTGGGAAGTGTGGGACAAGGACGAGCGCAAGGTTATCTGGATTTCCCTTGGCTACCCGAAGCCGCTGAAGGTGCAGGACGACCCGTTGGGGCTGCTTCAGTTCTGGCCCTGCCCGCGTCCCCTTTACGCCATTGAACGCCCGGACAGCCTCGTCCCTGTTTGCCTGTACGCGCAGTACGAGCAGCAGGCCAAGGAACTCAACCGCATATCGACGCGCATCAACAAGCTGGTGGAGGCGTTGCGCGTTCGCGGCGTGTATGACGCGACGCTGACGGAGCTGTCGCAGTTGATGAAGCTGCCGGACAACGAGCTCGTCCCGGCTGAGAACGCCACGGTGCTCCTCGAGCGCGGCGGGCTTGAGAAGGCCATCTGGATGATGCCCATCGACCAAGCCGCACTGGTGCTGGCGGGCTTGTATCAGCAGCGCGAGCAGACGAAGGCCGTCATCTACGAAATCACCGGCATTGCCGACATCATGCGGGCGGCATCGGACCCCGCTGAAACCTTCGGCGCGCAGAAGATCAAGACCACCTGGGGCACGCAGCGGCTCCAGCGCATGCAGGCCGAGGTGCAGCGCTACATCCGCGACCTGATTCGCCTGAAAGCCGAAATCATCGCCGAGAAATTCCAGCCTGAGACCATTCAGGCGATGACGATGCTGAACCTGCCGACTGAGCAGGATGTCATGCAGGCCCAGATGGCGGGCCAGCAGATTGACGGGCCGACGTGGGAGCAGGTAATCGAGGGGATGCGGAATGAGTCGTCGCGCTCGTACCGCATCGACATCGAAACCGATAGCACGCTGTCCGCAACGCAAGACAACGACATGGACGCCCTCGCAACCCTGCTGGGCGGCGTCACCCAGTTGGTGCAGGGCTTGGGGCCTGCCGTACAGGCCGGGGCGATGCCGGTGGAAGCACTCAAGGAAATCATCCTCGTCGCCTGTCGCCGCGCCAAGCTCGGCTCAGCCGTCGAGGATGCCTTGGACAAGGTGCAGGCACCGGCACCCCAAGCAGACCCCGCAGAAGCCGCGAGAATGGCCGAGGAAGCCAAGGCGCAGGCCGAGCAGATGAAGCTCGAAATGCAGACGGCCATGAAGGAGCGCGAGCTACAGGCGCAGGCCCAGCTCGAGCAGTGGAAGGCCCAGTTGTCGGCTGAGACGGAACGCGCCAAGCAGGAAGCGCAGGCGCGGGAGCAGGCGCACACGGCGGAATTGGACGCCCAGCGCGAAGCCCTGCGGATACGGCTTGAGTCCGAAGCTGAACAGCGGCGGGAAGCGTTTGAGCGCTGGAAGGCGGAACTGGACGCCAGCACGAAGATTGTCATCGCGGAACTGTCCGCTGGCGCCCGTGAACCTGGGGAAGGCCAGACGCCGAAAACCGGCGCGCTGTCGGGGATGCTGTCCGAAACCGTGCGGATTGCGAACGGCGACGTCATGGAAAAGCTCGGCCAGACGCTGGCTGAATCCGCCTCACAGCAGGCGCAGACGACGCAGGCCATGCTTGCCACGATAAACGCGCTCATCCAGCAGATGGGCCGTCCGAAACGAATCGTGCGCGGCGCGGATGGCCGCGCGGTGGGGGTTGAATAGTGGCCGATAACGTAGGCTATACACCGGGGTCTGGCGCGACCGTAGCGGCCGACGACGTTAGCGGCGCGCTGCACCAGCGCATCAAGCTGACGCTCGGCGCGGACGGCGTCAGCGACGGGGACGTTTCTGCGTCGAACCCGATGCCGGTCGACGTGTCTGCGCCGGTGGCGATTGCCGGGTCTGTCGACGTGGTGGCCGCGACACCGCTGCCGGTGGACCTGTCGAACGTCACGCCTAGCGCGCCGCTGCCGGTCGAACTGGTCGTCAACGGCGCGGCCTTCGAGGTGCATGACGCGGAGGCTGTCGAGTTATTGTCGCGCCTGCTGCTCTACCTCGACTCGCCGCGTGGATACGACAAAAGCCTCCAGCGCGAGCGCGTCACAGCGATTCTTGAGTCGGGCACCGTGACAACCGTCACGACGGTCACGACGTGCGCGACCGTCACCAACCTTTCGACGATTGACACGCTGCAGGGCGGACTGCTGGTGCGCGGCCAGAACATGGCGGCGTGGGCGCAAACCGTGCGCGCGAGGATTACGTAATGGCGAACCAGTTCAAGAAAGTCATCGACCGCCTGATGTGGGCGCAGGTCGCCCCGGCGCCTAACGCCCACGCTGCCGGGACTTCAATGTGTGTCGACATGCGCTCGGACGTGTCGCGCAATCCGTTTGTATACAACCTCATCAGCGCGGCGATCCTTAACCGCTACAACATCGTCACGAAGTCTTGGGCGTTCGCGATTAACCCCGGCTTGAGTCCTGCGCTGAACCCGGGTTCAACGAGCGCATTTGTACCCTCATTCGCTGCCGTGGGCACCATCGCCGCAGGCGCGACGACGACCCGCTTCACGCTTTCTACGGCTTTACCGTCTCCGGGTGTTGGTGTGAACATGCTCGCCAATCGCGGCGGCAGCGGTGAGTACGGGTTCAAGATTCGCATCATCGACACCGTTGCGGGCAAGACCGAAGAGCGGTTCATTGTAGGTAACACGGGTGGCACGACGCCGCAAATTACGGTTGATAACGCTTTTACTTTCACGCCGGCTACTGGTGCGCGGTATGAACTACTTTCAGGGCGCGTTTGGATGCTTACAACGGGATTGCTCGTTGCAACGAGCCATCGCACGTTCGAGGTCGCGACCAACACGCTGGCTAACCGAAGTATTGCAAACCTACCGGCTACCATCACCACGGATTCCGCTGCGGTTGTTCTGGACGAGCAATACACGCCCTACAACTGCGAGCCGGGTGAGGGGATGATCAAGGGCGGGTTTACCTACGACACGAACATTGTCGCCCGCATGGCACTAACGGCGACCGCTTCTGGCGCTTCCACGTTGACCGGGCAGGCAACCGGCGGTGACGCGGTTGTCGCCGCGAACGAATACCGCAATTTCCAGATTCGCATCGTACAGGATTTGACGACCCCGGCTGCGGTCGGCCAGCGCCGCATCATCGCCTCGCACACCGCAGGCCCGAGCCCGGTCTACACGCTCGGCGCGGCGTGGACGACGCAGCCTTCTGCGTCTGCGAAATACGTCATCGAGCTGCCCAACCTGCTACTGCTTCGCACGACCGCGACAAACGTGGTCTACACGTACAACTACAGCGACGCGACGATTAACAACGGCACGAACAGCATCGCTGCCGACGCATGGTCGGTTACCTATTTCGGCAACGCGCCTGCGGTGCATGCAGCCTCGGGATTCTGGATGGCCTCGTTCGGTATGCAGCCCGACCCGGCTCGCAATGCACGGCACTCGTTCTGCTACTACTGGCGCGGCGGCGTGGCTACGCTCGATGTACTGGATATCGCGGGCAGCATCACCGGCACGTGGACCGGCGCAATTACTTACGACGGCTCCCCGGGCGCATTCCCGGCAACTGGCTCTACCGGGTGCTACTCGCCCTACGGGCAGGAAGGCCGGTTCCACTACATCAACATGTACGTCGCATCGGCGGTTAACCAGATTTTCAGATTCGACGTGAAGAACAGAGTGCTGAGTCCCTACACGCCGACCGACTGGTTGCAGGCCGGCACCGCCGCACTCGGCGGGCGCATGGCGGCGTATGCGGCAATCGACGGCACGGACGAGTATGACTGCATCCTGCTGCAGGCCCACCTGTCGACCATCAGTCAAGAATTGATTGCGCTGGTATGACGATAGCTGACCTCATCCGCGTGCTGGCGAATCGGCTGGCGACGTTGAACGTGGACAAGGCGACGGCGGACGCGCGGGGCGACCTTGAGCGCTCCGCCACGCTTGACGCGGAAATCGCGGAAACCGAAAGCACGCTGGCCACGCTCAGGGCGCTGTAATGCTGCTGACGCTGCTGCAAAGCGTCACCGTCAAGGTTGACGTCAAACTCGGCGGCGACGACGCGCCCCGCACCGAAATCTGGTCTTACCGCAAGGCCAAGCGGGCGAAGGCCCGCGTCGAAAAGCTGCTGGCTGAGGTCCGGGAGGAAGCCCCGGCACTTGTTGAAGCCGTCGAAATCCCGAAAACGCCGAAAGCGGAGCCGGATTGGCAGGCCTATGCGATGGCCCTGCACGCCATCGAAATCAGGCTGCGGGAATACCAGGAACTGCTGGAACAGGACGACGAGGACGTTCTACTGCTGCTATGAGACAGCGATACATTCAGGACAGGGAAACCGGCGAACTCATCCCGGCGAACGAATACACGCGCACGAAAACGCACTTCGTGATGGGCGACCTTCCAGACTACGAAAGCCCGGTGGACGGGCGAATCGTGCATGGACGGAAGGGCCGACGCGAGGACTTGAAGCGCACCGGCAGCCGCCCGTGGGAAGGCATGGACACCGAAAAGAAGGAAGCCGCTCGAGCGCGGGCCTATGACGAGGCGAAGGCCGATGCCCGCTTGGACGCCGCTGCACGGCGGGCCTACCACCAACTGCCGCCTGACATGAGGCGACGCTTAGAACGCATGTAACCAGCCCGCCTAGTGCGGGCTTTTTTGTAACCCGCTTCGGCGGGTTTTTTCATTTCTGGAGGCCGAATGCTCGAAAACGAAGGGGCAACCCCCGACGGTATCGAGGTGGAAGAAGTCGACGAAAAGTCGATGGACGACACCATCAGGGAAACGCTGGCGAAACTGACTGCGGGTGAAACGGCAGAGCCCGTTGAAGCCGACAAGCCCGCCATTACGCGGGACGAGAGCGGGCGATTCGCACCACGGCAAGCTGAAGCGGCGGAAGCCGCGGAGCCGGAAGTCCCGGAAGTCCCAAGCATTCCGCCGCCGAATACCTGGCGCAAAGAAGTGGCCGAAAAGTGGGCCGCTGTACCTCCGGAAGTCCAGCAGGAAGTGCTGAGACGCGAGCAGGATTTCCACAAGGGCATTGAGCAGTACCGGCAGGAGGCGCAGTTCGGCGGCTCCATGCGGCAGGCCCTCGAGCCGTTCATGCCGACGATGCAGGCCCTCGGCGTGGCCCCGGAAATGGCCGTCGCCAACCTCTTGCAGGCCGACGCCAAACTTCGCTTTGGCTCGCCTGAGGACAAGGTGCAGTTTTTCAGCTACCTCGCGCAGCAGTACGGGGTAGATATCGGACAGGTGCAGGAATACAAGCCTGCGCCGGTAGACCCGACGCTTACAGCCTTGCAGCAGCAGATGCGGCAGTTGCAGGGCTACATCGAACAGCAACAGAACCTTGGAAGGCAGCAGGCGGAAGAAACGCTACACAGCGAGATATCCCGCTTCGCTGCCGACCCCGCGCACCAGCACTTCGAGGCGGTTCGCGAGCACATGGCTGCACTACTGCAAGCCGGGCTCGCCCAGTCCCTTGACGATGCCTACGCGCAAGCCATCTACGCGAATCCTCAGACCCGGCAGGCCCTGACTCAACAGCAGGCGCAGGCGCAGAGAGGAGAGGCCGCGAAGAAGGCGGAAGCCGCGAAGCGGATGGCGAGCGTCAACGTGCGCTCCCGCCCGACGCTCCCGGCTGACATTGCCGCAGGGCAAACAATGGACGACACCATCAGAGAGACGCTGCGTCGTTTGACGAGCGCATAGGAGATAAATCATGGCTTCACCCGGACAGGGTTATAGCGCTGGCGCGTTCAACGTGTTTTCGGAACTCGTTTCCACCACGTACCGCGCTCATCGCAAGGACATTGCGGACAACGTGACGAAGCACAACGCACTCTTCCGCAAGCTCAAGGAAGCGGGCAAAACCCGCGTCGAGGATGGCGGGCTTTCCATCGCGGAGCCGCTCGAGTACGCCTCGAACAGCACCTACCAGCGCTACAGCGGGTTTGACGTGCTGGCCATCAACGCCGTGGACGTCATCAGCGCGGCGGAATACCCGTGGCGCCAGGTGGCGGTTTCCATCGCCATTTCCGGCTACGAAATGCGCGTGAACAGCGGTGAAAACCGCATCATCAACTTCGTCAAGGCGAAGGTGAAGAACGCGCAGAACAGCATGGCGAACGGCCTGTCGAACGACTTGTACTCGGACGGCACCGCTGCGAACCAGATTGGCGGCCTCCAGTCGCTGGTGGCTGACGCGGGCACGGGCACCGTCGGCGGTATTAACAGTTCGACCTACGCCTTCTGGCAGAACGTCGTGCAGAGCGCCGCGGCCCCGCTTCAGGGTGGCTCTGCGATTACCCCGTCGGCCAACACCATCGAGTCGCTGATGCTGCCGCTGTGGATTCGCCTCACTCGTGGCGCGGATACCCCGGACCTCATCGTGATGTCGGACGATTACTTCTCGTTCTTCGAGCAGTCGCAGACATCTCTGAAGCGCTACACCGCTGACGAGAATGGCCGCGCCGGCATGATTTCGATGAAGTACAAGACCGCCGACGTGTTCTTCGATTCGTCGGGCGGCATTCCGGCGGCTCACGCTTACTTCCTCAACACCAACTACATGGACCTCGTCGTGCACCGCGACGCGAACATGACGATGCTGGAAGAGGTGGAGAGCATCAACCAGGACGCGATGGTTCGCACCATCGTTTGGATGGGCAATGCCACGGTGAGCAACCGCTCGCTTCAGGGCGTTCTCAAGGCTTAAGGAGAGAAACATGTTTGCTGCTATTGGGCCTTACGCCGGGCATCAGCCGTTCAACGACTGGTTCGAGCCGGACACCGTCCAGCGCATGCCGCTGGGCACCACCATCGACGCCGTCGACCCCTACTGGGGCGCTGGCCAGTTCATTTACGTCAAGTCGGACGACACCATCATCAAGGGCTCCGTCTGCACGTTCGACATCGGCGCCGCCGGGGAGCTGGAAGCCATCCTGCATCCCAACACCGCGAACCTCGGCCTGCCCGTGGGCGTCGCGATGGCGCCGATGACGGCTGGCAAGTACGGCTGGCTTCAGATGAGCGGCCTCGCCGTGTACAAGACGAACGCCACTGTCGCCGCCGGAACTGCCGTTGGCATTACCGCCGCCGGTATTCTCGGCGCCAACAGCGCGGGCAAGCAGATTCTCGGCGTGCGTAACCTGCGCGCCGCGACTGCGACCGCTTCCCTGGCCGGCACGCAGACACAGAGCGGCTCTGGCAAGTTGTTCCGCCCTGCGGGCTACGACGGCGCCTTCCTCGGCGCCGCGCTGTCCGGCACTGGCGTCCCCGCCTCGACCGTCGTCGCTGGCCTCGACCCGGATGGCAAGACCATCCTCATGGGCTCGGCTGTCGGCACGTTCGACCGCACCGCCACGGCGACCGGCATCATCACCCTGACCGTGACTTACACGGGCTTCGGCGCGGGCTTCATTGCCAAGCCGAATTCGCAGGGCGCCATCACCTAGTCCCTTCGCCACCCTCGCCCCGGTTCGCCGGGGCGCTTTCTTTTGCCCGCAATACAGCGGGCAAAACAAAGCGCAACCGCTTGGAGACAGCATGAATCGAGTTCCTTACTTCCGCTTCATCGACCGTGAGCACGGTGTCGATGCCGAGAAAACCGCCGAAATGGGCTACGAAGTGCCGAAAATCGTCACGTTTATTCAGGTGACGCCACACGGGCACAAGGGCGACCCGATGGAGTTTTTCGCCGAGGAGTGGATTGAGCGGAAAGGCCGCGAGGCCCGCGAAGGGCGCTATGAGCATTCATGGGTTTCGGAATTCAAGGAAGGCTTGGCGGCATTCAAGGCAGGCCGGGAAATCCCGCGAGAAGGTACGCCGCTGATGCACTGGGAGCGAATCCTGAAGTCCCGCCGCGAGCAATTGACTGCGCGATATCCGACGCTTGAGGACTTGGCCGCTGTCCCGGATTCCGCCCTTGGCGAAATCGGCATGGACGGGCGCGTGCTGCGTGACATGGCCGTTGCTGAACTTCAGGCCAAGCGCGACCTGTCGCCCCTCGTGAAGGAAGTCGCCGACCTTCGCGAGGACAAGCGCCGCCTTGAAGAGGTGGTGGAGCGCCTCGAAAGCCGTCTGGAAGCACTCGAAAAGCGCCGGGGGCGTCCGCCCAATCCGGTTGAGGAAGCCGCGTAATGCTGAACTGCCTGCAACTGATACAGCGCGTCTGCAAGCGCATCGGCATCACGGTGCCGAATGCCGCCTATACCTCATCCGACCTTCAGGTTCAGCAGCTCGTCGAACTGGCGAACGAGGAAGGGCAGGAGCAGGCGTCGCGGTATCAGTGGCAGGCGTTGCAGCGGGAAGCGACGTTCACCACGGTGGCGACGGAACTGCAAACATCGCTTGCTGCCATCACCACCGGATTCGGCTGGATAGTGAATGACACCATCTGGAACCGCGACCTGCGCCTTCCCGTTTACGGCCCGGACAGTTTGCAGGACTGGCAGCAGCAGAAGGCCATCCAGATTGCGGGGCCTTTCAACCGCTACCGCATCATTGCCAACAACATCCGCTTCTACCCCGTCCCGGCGGCGGGACAGGACTGCTATTTCGAGTACATCACCAACCAGTGGACGGCCTCGGGTGGGACGGAATACCAGTCCGACACGGACACGGCCCTGCTGGATGACACGACGATGCTCCTCGGCACCATCTGGCGCTGGAAGCAAGCCAAGGGCATGACGTACGCGGAGGATTTCGCCAAGTACGAGCGCCGCATTGCTGAATTGCTCCAGCGCGATGCCGTGAAGCCGACCCTGAGCATGACGGGCGCCAAGTACGACGTGATTCCCCTTGTCATCGTGCCCTCCGGAAGCTGGAACTAACCGTGAGACTGCCAGCCCAGCGACTGACGCGCGGACAGGTGGCGCGGACGGTATCCGTCCCTGCGCCTGTTGGCGGCTGGAACGCCCGAGACTCCTTGGCCGACATGGACAAGCGCGACGCGGTGATTCTGGACAACATGTTTCCGACCGTCACCGACGTGCGCGTGCGCTTAGGCTATTCAGACCACGTGACGGGCATTACGGGCACCGTCGAAACCCTGATGGACTACAGCCCGCCGTCTGGAAACCAGAAGCTCTTCGCGGCGGCAGGCACGGCCATCTACGACGTGACGACGGCTGGGACGGTTGGCGCTGCCGTCGTCTCGAG